CCCATTCGCAGAAAAATTACCCGTGTAATCTTTTAATCAGAGGCCATTTCCAGGCCCTTTCCTGTCAACGCTCGGCGACATTCACATAAATTCAATTTAGGAGGCCTTTTATGGCAGAAAATCAACCAAAACGGCGTGGGCGCCCTGCTAAGGCCCATGACGCAGCGCCCGCTACCGATGTAGCGCCCGAAGCAAGCGAATCTGCTGTGGCGCTTCCTGCGAGCTCTGAGAGCGTATCAGACGCCAAGGTAGAGACGGCTCGTAAGAAGGTTGCATTTGAATCGATTGAGCACTACCTGCGTTACCTGTCGGAGGAGAAATCTAAATGACTGCCCAGACCGGAGTTGGTAAGGGCGGAAAGCGCCCCGGCGCTGGTCGACCCAAGGGCACCACCAAGAAACCGCAGCAGGTTGAGGACAACGGCATCACCATGCTTGAGCTGCTCCGGAAGATTGCCTTGGGCGAAGTTGACGCCAGCCCGAATCAGCTGAAAGCCGCAATTGCGGCATGTGGATACGAGGTGGCCAAACCGGGCGAGGTCGGGAAGAAGCAGGCTGCACAGGAAGAGGCAGAGGAGATTAGTGCTGCATTCCCGACAACTGCGCCGCCGACATTGCGTTCCGTTAGCTGAATACACTGTCTGTTGACATTGGCGGTGTGCTGCGACATTATTGGACCACTGGCAATCCGCCATTTGACAACAGAGATAAAATTGTGATTGAATACAGCGAGTTATCGTTTTATGAAGTTGGCCGGGGTAGCTATGTTAACAGTGCCTGAGTACTCTACTGCGGTGCCAGACTGGGAGACTAGACTGGAGGAGGGCCTGTCCCTGATCCCGCCGCCAATCTTTCCGGAGCAAGCCGAACTGATGATGTCTGTGTTTACAAGGCTCCGGGCGGTAGACGTGGCGGGTCAGCCCACATATGGTGAATGCTCACCTCCATGGGTGCTGGACTTTTGTCGTTACGTCTTCGGAAGCTACAATGCAGATACTGGCCACAACCTGATCAAAGAGTTCTTCTGCCTGGTCCCTAAAAAGTCCAGCAAGTCCTCCATTGCATCAGGCGTGATGCTGACAATGTTGATCACGGGGTGGCGGAAATCTGCAACCTACATGATCGTGGCTCCGACCATTGAAGTGGCACAGGCATCTTTCAAGCCAGCTGCTGACAGCGTGCGTGCCGATCCACAGCTGAGCAAATTGATTCAGATCAGTGCTCACACGAAGACCCTGACAAACCGGGTCAGCGGGGCTGTGCTGAAAATTGTCGCCGCCGATGAGAACACGGTTACTGGCAGCAAGGCATCCGTGCTCTTGGTGGATGAGTGCCATCGCCTTGGCACGAAGGAAAATGGTGGGTCCATGCTACGCGAAGCTGCTGGTGGGCTGGCTGCAAGGCCTGAGGGGTTCATCATCAAGCTTTCCACGCAGTCCTCAGAGCCACCCGCAGGGGTCTTCAAGGATGATCTAGAGCTTTTCCGCAACGTGCGGGATGGCGTTGTCACGGATAAGCGCCGGTTCGGGGTTCTGTACGAGCACCCAAAGGCATGGCTTGAAGACGGCAGGGCAATGACTCTTGAAGGCATCAAGCTGGTAAATCCGAGTCTTGGCTACAGTGTTGACATGAATTACCTTGAAGACGCCTACGAGCGAGCCAAGAACATCGGCGGTGGGGAGCTCCTAGACTACTTGGCCAAGCACGCAAATGTACAAATAGGCATGAACCTCCGAAACGACCGATTCGCAGGCGCGGACTTCTGGGCTCAGAATGCAGATCCATCGTTGACCCTTGATACTCTCATCGATAGATGTGAAGTTGCAGTAGTTGGGATTGACGGGGGTGGTCTGGATGACCTGTTGGGGCTGTCAGTGGTGGGCAGATGCAAGAAAACGCGAAAGTGGCTCAGCTGGAGCTATGGATGGTGCCACAGCATCGCGCTGGAGCGGGTCAAACAGAATGCCAGCCGGTTGAGGGACTTCGAGAAGGCCGGGGAGCTCACTATCGTGGACCTACCGGGACAGGACGTGCAGGAATTGTGCGATATCGTGCTAAAACTGGAAAAATCAGGGTTATTGCCGGAGAAAAACGCAATTGGCGTTGACCAAGCAGGCATTTCCGCGATTGTTGACATGTTGACAGGTCCGGAGTATGGTATTGACATTGGCCGAATTCTCGCAGTGCCGCAAGGTTATCGCCTGTCAGGGGCGATCAAAACCTGTGAGCGTGCCCTGGCAGGGAATACGCTTACCCATGCAGATCAAGATATTATGGATTGGAACATTAGTAATTTGAAGGTTGAGCTAAAAGGATCGGCCCTGTATAGCACCAAGGCAGCCGCCGGAAAGGCTAAGGTCGACCTCGCGCATGCCCTGTTTAACGCAATCTCACTCATCAGCCTGAACCCGGCAGGCCGGGGGACGGTTGATGACTTTCTCAGAAGATTTTAAGGAGGCACTATGCCAGATGAAAAGAAGCTGGGCCTCTTTGGTCAGCTGAAAGCTATGTTTGTTCCGCCTGATCCCGTTGATATCGGCGGCGGCCAGACGTTTACACCTGTAAATGCAACTGCCCGTGATCTTGGTATCATCATCAGCGACACAGGTGCTGCCGTAAATGCAGATGCGATCATGCGACTGGATGCAGTGGCTGCATGTGTTAAACTGGTCTCGCAGGCAATTGCAGCAATGCCATTGACGATGTACATGCGGACGCCGGATGGGCGGAAAGAAGCTGTCAATCACCCACTGTATACACTCCTGCTTGACGGTCCTAATAGCACGCAGACGGCGTTCGACTTTTGGCAGGTAGTTGTCACCCGATTGCTGCTTGATGGCACAGCATACGTCCGCAAGGTTGTCACTGACGGTAGGATCGAGAGCTTGCAATACCTCGCAAATGATCGCCTGACCATCACCACAGATCCCAAGGGCAACACTGCTTACCGCTACCGCCGGACTGATGGCCAGATGATTGATATTCCAAAGCAGCAGATCTGGAAGATCATGGGCTACAGCCTGGATGGTGAGAATGGCCTATCCGCAATTCGCTACGGTGCCCAAATCTTCGGCACCGCGATTGCAGCAGAGGCCCAGGCCGCCAGGGCGTTCCGCAATGGTCAGTTGCAGAGTGTGTATTATCAAATCGACCGCTTCTTGACAGACGACCAGTATGATTCATTCGCGAAAAAAGTCAGCGGGTCTGTTGAGGCAGGTCGGGCACCCCTGCTTGAAGGCGGAATGGATGTTAAGTCCCTTGGCCTTAATCCAGTAGATGCACAGCTCTTGCAGTCGCGTCAATACAGCGTGGAGAGTATCTGCCGATTCTTTGGCGTGCCGCCGAGCATGATTGGGCACAGCAGTGCTGGCACCACCAGTTGGGGCAGTGGCATTGAGTCCCAGCAGCTTGGGTTTCTCACAATGACTCTGTCTCCGTGGTTGCGACGTATTGAGCAAAGTATTGCACTAAATCTGCTGTCGCCAGCTGAGCGTCGTAGGTACTTTGCAGATTTTGACACCAGCGCTTTACTCCGTGCTGACAGTGCTGCCCGAAGCAGCTACTACAGCCAGCTGGTTAACAATGGTCTGATGACCCGCGATGAGGCAAGAGAGATTGAGGGGCTGCCCAAGCTAGGAGGTAATGCTGCCGTATTGACAGTACAAAGTGCTATGGTACCATTGGATTCAATCGGACTACAAGCCAGCCCAGAGCCTGCATCTGGATTGGGTAATCAACAGCAGGACAAAGTATCCAAATAGGAGGTAATATGAGCAATAGGAGCATGCCTGCTGCACCAGAGGGCAGGCTGGATCCAGATACAATCAGCAAGAGCAAGGAAATCCAGGCAAAATGGGAAATTGCACCACGTGCAGCGTGGCGTGATGGTCGAGAGATCAACATTTTCTCGGTTATTGGCCGTGATGATCTTAATGATGGCACCACTAGTGCTCAGATTGGCTCATTCCTGGAGGCCATGGGTCCGGGCGATGTGACTGTTAATATTGATTCGCCGGGCGGAGACATGTTTGCAGGGTTGGCCATTTATAATCAGCTTATTGCACACCAAGGCAAGGTCACTGTTAATGTTGTGGGCCGTGCTGCCTCAGCAGCAAGCGTGATTGCAATGTCTGGCGATCAGATCAACATGCATACATCCGCCTTCTTGATGATCCACAACTGCCATCTGGTGATCGGCGGCAACGCCAAGGAGCTGATGTCCGTCGCGGCAATGATGCGGCCCTTTGACTCCGCAATGGCGGATATCTATGTTGCCCGCTCTAGTCAGGCAAAAGACACTGTAGTGCAGATGATGGATAACGAGACCTGGATGAACGCAGAAGAGGCCGTAAAAATGGGCTTTGCTGACTCCATTGTAACACCTGCTGCAAAGCAGCCTGCCAAACTGGCAGCGAGTGAAACCTCTGTTGTAAATGCAAGTATCGACGAATACAGCCTTGCTGCCCTAGAGGCCCTGGCTATCCAACTGAAAATTAACTCTATCTAACCAAAAGGAACCAATAAAATGACTGATATTACTTCGAAGCTGGAAGCCACCCTGGCCAATGTCACCGACAGCCTGCGGGCGTTTGGTGAGCGTGCCGTCCGTGATGGCGAATTGAATGCCTCTGCTCGTAGCAAGGTTGATGAGCTGTTTGCCACTGTTGGTAATCTGTCGGCCGAAGTGCAGGCTGCCCGCCAGCGCGTTGCAGAACTCGAAGGTAATGGTGCGGGTGGTGATGTGCAGCATGTATCCGTTGGCGATATGTTTGTGGCTTCTGAACAGTTCCAGGCCAGCGCCGGTCGTTGGAATGACCGTTCGGCCCGTGCCACCATGAACATCAAGGCTGCCCTGAACACTGCAAGCACTGATGCTGCCGGCTCCGCTGGTGCACTGACCACGCCGAACCGTCTGCCGGGTTTCATTACCCCGCCGGATGCTCGCCTGACCGTCCGCGACCTGATTGGCTCGGGCCGTACTGATAGTGCCCTGATTGAATACGTGCAGGAAACTGGCTTCGTCAACAACGCTGCCATCGTTGCTGAGGGCGCCCTCAAGCCCGAAAGCTCGCTGAAATTTGCGAAGAAGACGGACACCACGCACGTCATCGCGCACACCATGAAGGCTACCCGCCAGATTCTGAGCGACGCCCCGCAGCTTGCCAGCTACATGAACAACCGCCTGATCCGCGGTCTCAAGGTCAAGGAAGATGCAGAAATCTTGCGTGGTACTGGTGCGAATGATGGCCTGCTGGGTCTGATCCCGCAGGCTACCACCTATGCTGCCCCGACCACCATTGCTGGTGCTACCCGCGTTGATCAGCTGCGTCTTGCTATGTTGCAGGCCAGCCTGGCTGAGTACAACCCTAGCGGCATTGTGATCAACCCGATTGACTGGGCGGCGATTGAGCTGGCTAAGGATGCCAACAACCAGTACCTGATTGGCAATGCCCGTGGCACCCTGACGCCGACCCTGTGGGGTCTGCCGGTGGTTGCCACCCAGGCTATGGCTCCGGGCGAATTCTTGGTTGGTGCATTCGACTTGGCTGCGCAAATCTTTGATCAATGGGATGCCCGCGTTGAAATTGGCTATGTTGGCGAGGATTTCCAGAGGAACATGATTACGGTCCTGGCGGAAGAGCGCCTGGCCCTGGTTGTGTACCGTCCGGAAGCTCTGATTTCGGGTTCGTTCGCCTGATTATAAGGGAGGGGCTGGGGGAACTGGCCCCTCTCTTTGGAGGTGATATGATTACACTGGCAATGGTGCAGAGGCACTTGCAGGCCGAGTTGTATGAGGATGATGAGAGAGATTATGTAATGCAACAACTACTGCCCGCTGCAAGGGAGTCAGCAGAGTTGTTTATCAACCGCAAATTGTACGACACTCAGGCTGACATGCTGGCTGATCAGGCTGCTGGAGTAGATCCAGCTGGTCAGCTTCTGATTACAAGGACTGTTGAGCAGGCTATCTTGCTTACTCTTGGTGAGTGGTATTCCAGCAGGGAGCAGGTGTGGACCAAGGGCGCAGGTCTAGTTACTTCCAGCGCCCAAAATCTGCTGCATCCATATAGAAAATTTGCTGGGGTGAGATAATGCCTATCTCAGCAGGTAAGCTAAACACAAGGGCTGTATTGCAGCGACGCCAGGAAGGCGCAGATGAGTGGGGAGCGCCTAAGCATGTGTGGTTAGAGGTTGGCGCATTTTACACAAATCCTAAAAACGATACTGGTATGGGTGCAATCAGGTCCTCTGTTGGATCCGGGGTGCCCGCAAATATTGTCAACTACTCACTAGAGGTTCGCTCCGAGACAATCAGGAGGCTTGACCCGCAGCCAGATGACAGGCTACTGATCAGGGTGCCATTTACAGCACGCGATATGATCATGAGTGTCACAGGTGTGATTATTGACTTTGCTGATGCATCACATGCGTATATCTTGGCACAGGCAGGCACAAATGAATCTTAACATAAGATCTGTCGATATTACGGGTATCTTGGCTGGATTGGAGACAGTTGTAGAGCATAGTTCAGACGTTGTCCGGACGATGACATACGAGTCAGCAGTCGCCGTGCGTGAAAGTGCTAAGGCATTTGTCAATGATGAAACAGGTAAGCTGCGTAGTAATTTGTATGTGGCGTACTCGCCGGAAGAAAGCACCAATGGTGTGCAGACCTATGCTGTGTCCTGGCGAAAGAAGGCCGCACCGCATGGACACCTGCTGGAGTTTGGCCACTGGCAAACGCATGCTGCCTACAAGGGCAAGGATGGAGAATGGTATTCGAGCTCAGTGAAACTGGTAAATCCTAAATGGATTCCAGCTAGGCCGTTTCTGCGGCCCGGATACGACTCAGTTGCAATGCAGATCCCGGACATTGCCAAAGCGGCGGGCGCAAAGAAATATGCAGAGCTACAAAGAGGTGAGCAATGAGCTATGGTAGAGTCTTGAAAGATCTGTTAGACCCCGTATTTTCTGGCAGGGTGTACGCAGATATCCCGCCTGATTCTCCGCCACTGGATGCATATGCCATTTACCAGCGAGTGGGTGGTGTGCCTGTGTATTGGCAAGAGGGCGGGATGCCTGAGAAGGTAAATGCTCGGGTACAGATCCAGATCTGGTCCCGTAGCAAGCAAGAGGCATACCTGGCAACGGTGCAAGTGCTGAGGCTTGTTTCTGAGGCACCAGATATGCAGGTGCTGTCGCAGCCAATTGATGATTATGTGCGTGAGATCAAGCTATATGGCAGTCGAGTAGATGTATCTATGTGGTATCCTATAACCTAACATAACTGAGGAGTAAAAATTAATGGCGATCATTATGCCGAAGGGTCTCACGCATGCATTTGCTGAGATTCTGTCCACTAGTTCCACTGTCGCTGCCATCACGGCAGCTAATCCGTCTGTTGCAACCGGTACCACTGCTGATGTCGGCGATGTGGTTGTCCTGTCCGCGGCGGGCGCGCCGTATCTCAATAACACCGCCACCGTTGTTGGTGCTGGTAGCACCCTGCTGGGTGTTGATGGCCGCCGCCTGGCCGGTACTTCCAGCGGCGTTGTCCGCCTGACCGATGTTGGTGCGTTTACGAACTTCGCGCAGACGATTGGCGTCAGCCAATCTGGTAACGAGCAGGCGTTTGCACAGGTGAACTTCTTGGAAGATGCCAGCGGTCGTCAGCTGAGTGTCCCCACCACCATCAGCCCGTTGGTTATCACGCTGCGCTTTGCGTACGATCCTGACGCAAGCTACTTTGATGCTGCAAAGTCTGTCTCGGATCGGAATGCCCTCGTTGTGCTGCGCCGTAGTCTGCCAAACAACGACGCATTCTACAACGTGGCATACATGACGTTTAATGACTCTGTCAGCGTGGCCGAAAATGCGCCTATGGAGATCAGCGCCGTGTTCTCGTGCGTTGGCCCGACCACTCTGGTGCGAGGTTAATCATGGCCGTAAAATTGGGGGATGCACCGAAGACCATCGAGCATATCGTGACCTTCAAAGGCACGGGGCAGCGTCTGAAATTTAAAGTCAGCTTCAGGAACTTCACATCCAGCCAATTTCAGGCCTTGGTAACATCTGAAATCAGCCTGGGCAATTTGTTGGTAGAGCTGATCACTTCGTGGGATGCTGAAATCCCGCTGAGTGCTCAGGGCTTTGCGGATCTGGAAGATCACTATCCTGGCGTGTGCGCGGGCTTTTTGGAAGCGTGGCACGACGCTAGGCGGGTGGCCATCGATTTAAATTGACTAGCGCTGTGGAGGGTTTCTATCACAGAGTCCCAACGCTTGAAGAGCTCAGAAAGGAGGGCTCGCCGTTCTTGCCTGAGCATTTCCATGAACCACCTGCTGAGGTCTGGCCGGAATTGTGGCCATCTGTTAAGGTCTTTATAGAGGCTGCTAGCAGCTGGAGATGCGGGCCATCGGGTCCGATGAGCTTAGACCGGCTGGTTCTGTTCGACATACTGCGACACAAGCAGATAGATGGCGAGCAGAGGGATCAGGTGATGGATCACATATCAGTGATGGAGTCCACAGCGCTTAAGAAACTAGTTGAATGAAAACTGAACGCCCCTGAGTACTGCTGTTGACAGGTACTCAGGGGCATGGGATTCTATGGTCACCAACCAACTGAGGTATGTGCCATGAGCAAGAGGCAGGAAAAATTCGCACCGGTAGAGGCAATTTTCCAAGTTGTGTCTACAGGTACCTACTTGGGAACAAAGGAGCTCATCCACTGGTTACTCAGCAAGGCTGAGATCGGAGGCATCCTGCTGCTAGCGGACATGTTGCCAGGGGATACCAAGCAGATCGCCGATCTGGGAGATGTAAAACGTGTAGTCTAAACTTAACTGAGGTGTATTTGTGGCAGAGAGTGATTTAAAATTAGAGGATGTGGATCAGTTGCTGGCGTATGATCCGGCAACGGGTGAGCTGCGATGGAAGGTGTCCCGCGGCACTGCCAAGGCAGGTAGTGTGACTGGGTGTACCGACAGCAAGGGCTACCTTAGGGTGAAGCTGCATGGGAAGCTCTATTATGCCCACAGATTGGCCTGGCTGCTTCACACAGGCTCATGGCCTAGCAAGCACCTTGACCATAAAAACGGGCAGAAGTATGACAATAGGATTGAGAACCTGCGGGAGTGTGATAATTTGGAAAACCATCAAAACCAAAAGAAGCGGTCTGATAACATTTCGGGCGTGACAGGGGTTAGTTGGAACAAACAGAACAGCAAATGGCAGTCCCGCATCTGCTTTGCTGGTAAAGAGATATTTCTAGGTCTCTTCACAACCATTGAAGAAGCCTCCGCTGCCCGTGCCGCAGCAAAACAGAAGTACCATAAATTCCAGCAATTTGATCGCGAAAATAACTAACTGGGGTTTCGGCCCTTTCTAAATCATAGGAGGGCAAACGATGTCCGATGTAATTGGGCGCAGCCGCATCGAACTCACTGGCGATTCCAGTGGCGTAGTAAATTCAGTCAACCAGGCGAAGCAGTCTGTGCAGAGCCTTGTCACCGAAGTTGACAAAGCCTCAAACCGACAGACTGCCGCGAACAAACGTGTTGAAGCAAGCTTGATTCGACAGGTAAATACCTACGGTTTGACACGAGAAGAGATCCTTCGCTACAATATCGCGCAGAAGACGACCGGAGAGACAGCTAACAAGCTTACGCAGGCACTTGATGCGCAGGTGCGTAAGCTCAAGGAAGCTGCATCGGTCAACGTGGCAGCAGCCACTGATGCTGAGAATGCAGCCCTGCAAAAGCAGATCGATATTCGCGACCGCCTCAGCAAGCTGCTTAGCACGGCCCGTGGACAGAAGATTCTTGAAGCGGAATCTGCAAGGTCTGCCACGGTACCCGGAAAACCCCAGCTTTCTGAAGGGCAGCTGCGCTTCGCTAGGCAAAGTACGCCAGCACAAATTCAAGATTTTTTGGTACAGATCCAAGGAGGGCAGAGCCCGCTGACTGCTTTGTTTCAACAGGGCTCGCAGCTCCATGGCCTTTATGGCTCCGTTGGTGCAGCAGTAAAAGGTGTTGGCTCTGCTATTATGGCCGTTGTCAATCCTATCACCGTATCCGCAGCTGCCATTGCTGGCCTTGGCTACGCTGCATACAAGGGCGCCCAAGAGACACAAGCACTAAACGAGGCATTGATCAAGTCAGGCAATGCAGCGGGTGTTACGACCCAGAGCCTTATTGATGCCGCCTCTAAGCTTGACGATGTTCAGGGCGTGACCACCGGCAAAGCAGTGGAGGTGCTGGCCCAGCTAGCAGCCACAGGCGAGTTTACAGGCGCCCAAATGGACATGGCCGGCGAGGCTGCGCTCAAATGGTCAGTAGCTACCGGCACTGCTGTTGAAGATGTAATTTCAAACTTTAGCAAGATCGCTGACGATCCGGTAAAGGCACTGATTGCGCTAGATAAACAGCTCAACTTCGCGAACGATTCCCAAATCGCTTTCGTCCAATCGTTGGTCGAGAGTGGCCGGCAGACAGAAGCTGCCAACCAGGTTATGCAACTTTACAGCGATACACTCAAAAAGCGTTCAGAGGACGTTGTTGCCAACCTTGGCTACATGGAGCGGGCGTGGCGTAATGTCACAAATGCTGCCAAGGAGTCGTGGGATGCCATCAAGGCTGTGGGTAGAGACAAGTCTACTGGTGACAGGATCAAGGAGCTCCGGGAGTTTATTGATCTAGAGACGCGGGCGGCAAAGTTTGACGTAAACCAGAGTAACAATACAAACCGCTATGAGAAGATCAAGGAGGCCCAGGAAGAGCTCCGTAAGCTAAACACGCAGTTTGTTACCCTTATCGACCCATCCGCTCCAGATCCGCAGGCGCAGCGCAGAGCGAAAGAAGCCAACGCCAAGCTGCGTGATGAGAATGCCCGGGCAGAAGAACAGGCAGCACTGAGCTCCAAGTCGCTTGCTGAAAGGCTGGAGGCGGAGAAGACACGGCTCCATCGGCTTGGTGTGACTGACAGAGCCGCCATTGACAAAGCCCTACAGATTGCTACTGACAAGTTCAATGCTAGCCAGAAGACCAAGAGTGCGGGCAGTGTATCTGATGGTGGCCTGGGTGCAGCAAGGCTCTCCGCAATTAAGGCAGAGGCACAGGACCAGAAGAAGGCACTAGAGGACCAGACACAGGACCTCAAGCAGCAGTTTGCCGACCGCGAAGTTTCCGCAAAAAACTACTACGCGGGCCTACGCGACCTTGCCACTAAGGGTACTGAGGTCGAGGTGTCCAGCATCCAGAAACAGATTGCAGAGCTGGAGAAGCAGACAGGTGCCCGTCAGAAGTCCGGGGCGATTGCAGTGCAGATACAGTCATTGCAGGAGCGCTCCGCGGCCCTACAGGCGCAGGGTGCAGCACGTGTGGCACAGATCACCAAGGAAGAGGCAGACGCCGCCGAGAAGCGTGCAGCGGGGCTTAGGGCGTATCGGGAGGCGCTTGACCAGACGACGCAGGCAATGGCGGCCGATTACGACAGCAAGATCAGAAGTATTGGCCTTGGTGACCGCCAGTTTGAGATCGAGACAAAGATCAATGCAGTATTGGCGGATAAAGCAAAGAGGCTTCGCGAGATTGCGCAGCAGGAGCAGGCCAGGCAAATCGATCCCGAAGCAGCAGCTGCAAACCGTAATAGTGTCGAGGAGGCAGCAGCCCAGCAGGTTGAGACCATCAAGTCAAAATATGCTGAATTGCAGAAGGCACAAGGGGATGCACTCAATGGTCTGAGTGCCGGCCTGCAAAACTACGTTGATGAGGCCGATAATGTTGCTGGTGCTGTCAAATCGTCGGTAGAAAGTGTCGCCAAGGGGCTTGAAGATGTGTTTGTAACGGTTGCAACCACTGGAAAATTGTCCTTCAAGGATATGGCTAACAGCATCCTGGCGGACCTTGCAAGGATTGCAGCCAAGAAGACTGTTTCTTCGTTGTTCAGTACTGTGCTAGGCGGTCTGGGTGGTGGCTCTGCGAGTGCGGCTGGTGCAGTATCTGGCTTTGCATCTGGCGGGTATACCGGTCCTGGTGGTATAAATGACCCAGCAGGTGTTGTGCACCGTGGTGAAATCGTGTGGTCGCAGTCCGACATTGCCAAGGCTGGCGGCGTTGCTGCTGTTGAGGCTATGCGTCAGGGCAAGAAGGGCTATGCAGCCGGCGGTGTCGTTGGCGGTTATTCTCCCGGGCTTTCACCAATGCAGCCAAATGTAAATGTGACTGTTATTGGTGCAGGGTCAGACGGTGCAAGGTCAGAGGCTAAGATGGGCCAAAACGGGGAACTCGATATTTCCGTATTCCTGGGTAAAGTGGAGAGCCAGATTGCAAGCAACGTTGCCACAGGAAGGGGCGCAGCATATTCGGCGATCAAGAGTCGATTTAAAGTGGAGGATCGTAAATGAGCACACTACCTAGCTATTGCCAGCTTATTGTCGAAGGGTACAGCGAAGAGTATGACCCAGCAATTGAGCGAAGTGAAATGGAAAGAGGTCTTGCTAAGCAGCGCATTAAAAACACGTATGGTCTTATGCGTTTCACGGTGCGGGCATTGATCCAGGGACAGGCCAATATTGACGCATTTGACAGCTGGTACTTAGATGACATCCGGCGTATTGGGTTCTTCACAATGGTACAACCACGGACCCGGCAGACAATTAATGCGAGGTTTGTGGAGGGTAAGATAGGTGCAATCACTGTGCTAAAGCCCGGGCTTGTTATCAGGGATCTTAATATTGAGTATTTGAGGACATCATGAGCTTTGTAACTAACAGACAGAGGCTGACTGACTACAGTGGTATATTGCAGGTTCTGGAAATATCTGCTGCATACTTGCCGGACACTTTGAGGCTTGTAAAGGATGTTAAGGACTGGACCATTAATGGCCAAGACTACATTGGTCTAGAGTTTACCATTACATTACCTGAGGACAGGTCGGGCAGTAATGGTGTACTCGAGATCAAGATGTCCAATGTTGGCAGAGATGTAACAGAAGACCTTGAAAAGCGGCCACCTGATCAGATGATGGCAGCAGTGCTCAAGTTGAGTGATCGTGAGACGCCAGGGGAGTTTTACCGTATTATCCCAATGCCAATCGACCGCGTAAGTATTGACTCACAAACAGTGACATTAACTGCCAGCATGGACTCAATAATGCGCCAGCAAGCATGCAGGCTTCGATTCACACCATTTATAACGCCGGGGTTATTCTGATATGGACGTAAATCAGTACATTGGTATGCCATATGATCGAGAGGTTTATGACTGTGCTGATTTTGTCATCCAGGTTCAGCAGGAGATGTTCGGGAGGGTTATATCCCTCCCAGCATCTCGCCCGCGCATATCTGGTGGTGGTCAGAGACATGTAAAGGATCTGTCATTGGTATATGCGCATGCTACAGATTCCCCGGTCAACGGGGATCTTGTGTTGATGAGGCAGTGTGGTAAACGTAGGGCAACACATATAGGTGTTTACTTTTGGCTGGATTATGAAGCATGGGTATTGCACTGCTCTGAGGACACAGGGTATTCGACACTTAACCGGGTGAGAGATCTCCCAGACACTAGCATAGAGATAGAGGGGTATTATACATGGCATCAAACTTAGTAGTTACCCCGCATCCACTAACATTGGACGGGCAGACACACATCCCGGCACAGCTTTTGCCTGGCCAATCGTTGTATAGCTTCTTGGCAGCAAATGCCCCTGACACTTTGGATGGTGGCTGGGCAGTGACAATTGGTGGTAGGCAAGTCCCTGTAGAGATGTGGACTAAGACATTCCCGAAGGATGGCCACCTAATTGAGGTTCGCAGCACGGTGGATAACAAGCAGGCATTCCAGCTGATCGCATTGCTTGTATTGACTTACTTTACCTTTGGGATCGGGGCAGCCGCTGGAGCTTGGACAGTTGCAGGCGCCTATGGTGCAGTGGCGGCAACTGCCGTATATGTTGCCGGCTCGGTAATTATCAACAAGGTCTTGGGTCCAAAACCACCAAAGACGCCCGCTGCTGAAGAGTCCGGAGGTGTTTACAGCCTTAATGGGGCAACAAATTCCAGCAGGCCATATCAGGCACTAGGCATCCCGTTTGGTGCTATCGACATCGCCCCAGATCTACTTTCAAAGCCTTACTCATACTTTGATGGTGATGACCAGTACTTGGCATTATTGCTCACTCCTGGTATTAATGTGGCAAGGGTTGACAATGTACGTAATGGGGACAACCCATTCTCGAATTATCCTGGCTCTCAGTTGTTTTCATCTGGGATGTCCGGTATGCCGCAACAGGCAATCCCGTTGTTCACGGACGTCGATAGTCAGGCTGGCGGCGCCTTACAGGACGAGGACAAGAATCCAGCAGTTGTCGTGAGAACAACACCGCCAGACACTGTTCGTATCCAGGTTGATATTGAATATACCTTGTTTGGTAAGGGAAAGAAGGGTAATGCACTTTACAATGAGGGCACAGTAACAGCAGAGTATCGTACAGCAGGTTCTGGGTCATGGTTAAATCTGGAGACGAGGTATGTAACAAATAAAGACATGCGCGTGCATCGTATGTCCTTGAAGAAAGATGTTCCGCCGGGTCAGTACGATGTTAGGGTTACTCGCAGTGTTATGTCACTTACTGGCGACAATGATGTGGCTCAGTTTAACTTCACTAGCCTCACATCTGTGCAGAGGGATACTGCACAGTACCTTGGCATTTCGAGGGTGGGTATCATCTTTAAGGCTACCGGCCAGCTGTCTGGCACGCCAAATGAGATAAAGATGCGGGTAACTGCCAAGCCGGTACAGACCTGGACTGGCACTCAGTGGAGGATTGCAGATACTGTAGACAATGGACTGAGCAACCCAGGTGCACAGATGCTGGCCTATATCCGTGGTTACTATGATGAGGCTGGTAATCTAATTGGCGGTATGGGTCTGTCGGATATGTTCATCGACATCCCCGCATTTCAGGCGTTCATTCTTCATTGTGAGGCAAATGACTATAAGTACAACTACTACCTGCGTGATAGCAGGACACATAGTGAGGTACTTGAGTCAATTGCACTTGTTGGGTTTGGCCAGGTTACAAATGCCACAGGGAAAATATCTGTTGCATGGGCAGGTGCAAATCAGCCTGTTACTGCCGTTGTTGGTATGGGCACAATTCGCCAGGGGCAGTTTGGCGTTGATTACACATTGTCAAACACTGCGGACGGTGTCGAGCTCAGCTACTTTGATGCGGATATCGGAGACACATCCGTTGTACGTGTTGCATCACCTGGTGTTACTACCGCTCTGAACCCAGCACGTATCCAGGCAGAGGGCATCACCACTGCAAAGCATGCGGCAGAAATGGCACGTTACCATCTCGGTCAGTCACTGTATCAGGCAAAGGACATAACGTTCGGCGCAGACATTGAGCATATCACCTACCGAAGGCTGTCGGTGTTGTCACTGTCCCATGACCTAACACAGTGGGGGTACAGTGGTCGTTTGATGGCGGCTGCTAAGGTAAGTGGGGTTGTCACGCTGTTCCTCGACACGGAAGTTCCTCCTCCGTCAGCAGGCAATGCCTATGTAGGTGTTAGAATCCCAGGTGAGCTAAGCTACCGTGTAATGCAGGTAAGGCCATTCTCGGCCCCATCTAAGTCAATCCAACTTGTTGGTGCTTGGCCTATTGATGCTGCATTCCCCGGGGAGGCAAGCGATAATCCTGCTTGGGATACCACATACTGTTACGACTTTAAGGCAAGCCCGGGCTACACTGTGCGTGTTGTTGGAATTACGCCAGACGCAGACCTCAAAGGGGCGCAGGTGTCTGTTGTTCCCGAGTCCGCCGAGTTCTGGAATTATGTAAAGACAGGGACATACATACCAGCACCTAATGGCTCGGGCCTTAATACTCGACCTACAGTAAGCGGCCTGAAGATTGTTGAGGCGCAGGTTGTACAGGGTAACACTGTATTTACTGAGCTGAGTGCAACCTGGGAAGTGTCGGGCCCATATGCAAGGGCAGATGTGTTGATGGCCGAAGGGTCAGGCGATAGCTTGTTGCAAACGACCTCAACCACTCGCTCAGCAACCTGGAGGATTCCGGGTGCCGGTGTCTACACAGTCACTGTCAGACCATTTAATCCAGATGGCCTAGCAGGGTATGCACAAAGCATTGTATTTGCCACTAAGGGTGCAGATGCCCCGCCAGTCAATCCCGACATATTTGATGTCCAGCAAGTGTCGGGCGGTCTGCGCAGGTATGTGTGGGGATTTGGGTCTGATACCATCCAAAGTGCTGATTATGCAGGTGTCGAGATCAGGTATACGTCAGGGTCTGTACAGTCTCCAGTATGGGAGACTATGCTGCCTGTGGCGGGTGATGATGGGAGTGGTTTACACACTGCGCCCTTTGAGTCGCCCACACCTGTATCTGGTACCTACACATTCTCGCTTCGGGCAGTAAATACATCTGGCCGTCTATCGGATCAAACTCTGACCATTGTGAGAGCACTTGGGAAAAACCTTGGAGAGCTGCTAGATCAGATCAATAATGATGTGTCTAAGGCAATCGTTGATGCTTTCCAGAGAGACGAGGCGGAGGCTCGGGCACGTGTGGATGCCATCAATGCTGTTATCACACAGGTGCAGGATGAGGCTACAGCACGTGCTACAGCAGTGCAGCAGGTAACTGCTGCTCTCAATCAATCGATTGCAGATCAGACAGCAGCACTGCTCAATGAGCAGCTTGACAGACAGGCAGCAATACAGACTGCAAATCAGTTGAGGCAATCTGGTGATGAGTCTTTGGCTTACCAGATCTCACAGATAAGTGCCGGTACAGGCATGCAGTTTGATGGTATTAAAACTTGGTATTTCGACACGAGCAGTGAAGGCTGGAATGGCACTGCTGCATCGGGGTATCTGAATCCTGGGGATGTCTACGCCACTTCGCCCACAGGCCTTGGTGTAAATGGTAATGCCCATAGGTATGTCAAGATGCGGATCAAGAGGGTGGGAACACCTGTTTGGTCTGGGCAGCTTGGTTGGCGGAGTGCAGGCGGGACATGGTCCTCACTTGCACTGTCAGCTCCAACCTTTGATGCAAATGGGGTGGCAACAGTAGATGCTAATGATATCCCGTGGGCTGACACAACAGTTGACCAGATTAGGGTTAAGTTGTCAGACACCGTTACATCTAGCAACTACTACTTGTTTGACTGGGTAGCTATTGGTCGACCAACACCTGGTGCATCTGTGGCGTTGGTTGAGGATGTCCGTCAGGCTAATGCAACTGCCCTGGCAGCAGAGGCTCAGCAGCGCAACACTTTGGCTGTACAGCTGAGAGGCAACTACACTGGCAATGACCTGGATGGGTTGACTAGTGGCCTGGTCTACCAAGAGAGGACAGCCCGTGTTACAGAGACATCGGCAATTAGTACGCGTGTCGATGGTATGCAAGTATCTCTGGACGGCAAGGCATCTGCATCGGCCTTGCAGACACTGTCGACAAAGGTTGAGACAATTGATGACAGGGTTACAAGTGCATCCGAGTCTGTATTCGCGCTGGAGGCACAGCTGGATGGGCATACAGCCGGTGAAACAGGCTGGACAGCCGGTGATACCAGTGTGCATGTTGGTGCCAGGACTGTATACAGTGTGATTGCTGAGTCAGACATTGCACTGGCACGGCGAGTTGATACAGTGTCTTCTGACCTTGGTCAGTTCAAGGGGTCTGCGACTCAGCAGCTCCAAACGCTGTCAACGGCCCAGGATTCACAGGCGCAGCTATACCAGCAGGTGTCCGCATCACTTGACACAAAGGCGAGCACATCCTCTGTTAATCTGCTTACAACAAGGGTTACAGAGGCTGAGGGTAACATAACTGCTAACTCTCAGAATATTGCACAGGCACAGGCAGCCATTGCAAATAAGGCAGACGCAAGTGCAGTAAGTGCCCTGCAAACAACTGTCACCACAATTGACGGGAGGACCACAGCCAATGCAAACTCAATCACGGCGGTACAGGCTGCCGTCGACGGTAAAGCGGCTGCAAGCACGGTGTTGGAGTTGACGGCCACTGTAAACTCACAGGGGTCGACACTGACGTCAATCAACTCCCAGGCATTCTTGGCACTCAATTCCAATAATTATATTGGCGGGTTCAAGATTGGCAATAATGGCCAGGTGGTGGACTTCACGGTCTTGGCAGATAACTTCCGGATTGTTGCTCCTGCTGGTGGTGCAAGGCTGGAGTACAGTGCAGGGACACTGCGGGTCTATGACAACAACAATGTGCTGAGGGTCGAGCTAGGTAAACTGAGCTGACATTAACGGGGCAGGGTTTCCTGCCCCATTTCTTTGGAGGTGTTATGCCGAGTGGTTTGAGATGCAGAGACGCCCAGGGCAGGGTTATATTAGACGTTGTCAATAGATTACCAAGAATTCTTGGCAGCTTTGTGGCTTATCCTGGGCAGACATATAGTATTGCACTGCCACCATCTGGCGGCGGTACCTATTTTCAATCTATACGACCTATGGAGGTCGAGACATGGGATCTAGACGGGGCAGTTAATCACAGGCACAGGGCAAGAATATCTGGAAACACTCTAATAGTGGATAATGGCACTATAATGACGCAAATAATTTATGGGGTATTTTAATGGATGCAGGTCTTAGGATTATAAACGATTCTGGGGTTGTTCAGATTGACAGCACATACTCTAACTACTACCTACATTCTAAGCAAGTTGTTACACTCGCGGCAGTACCGGGGTTTCCTAGAGTATCCCAAGTTACCGTTGCGCCACCCTACCCAAGCCAGTGTCTTATAGCACTAGGTGGTGCTGCCCCTGTGACAATTAAAGGCCAGACATCTAACCAGGTTTGGATAGAGTCATCAAATGATTTTATAGGATCTGCTGTAACAGTTTATTACTTTGTCCCTGCAAATTTGTCCCCTCTTGTAGGTACGGGTGAAGGCGGTCTTCGGGTGTATGGCCCGACAGGGGCGCTGGTTTTTGACAACTCTGCAAAGATGGTTAAAATATTAGGTTATGTACCCGACGCTAACGGATCGAGCGGTTTAGACACGGGCATATCTGGGCAGTATGCAGCAGTAGTTCTTAATGATGCATACTATATATCATACAACCGCGTGTCAGGTGGACAAGCGAATAATAACGCCGAGTGGACCCAGACGGTTTCACGTGCTTATGTTCGGCCAACACAGACTGGGCTCACTTTTTACGGTACAACTGAAGTGCGTGGACCCTTTACTGCAAGTGATAACCCCCCACCGAATCCGGTGTATATTGGTCCGATGTCGGTTCTTCTTGTAGATGTGACGAATTATTAATAGTCGGCCAGCTTCTTCATACGGTTTTGATTCTGCCACAGCAACTTTTTGGGGGTGGCCAAGTACCCAGGGACAGCCAGGTCAGCATTCGCCCAGCCTTCATTTCCTTTCTTCGTGTGAGTATGGAAGATAAAGCCAGTAAATTTGCCGCGAACCTTAGACACTTTGCATTCCCACGCATCGTTGTCTGTGGTCAGTACCAGGGTCATGGTGTCTCCGTCTTGGCCAATCGCTCCGCAAACCTCTACCTCATGCTCAGCAGTGTATGCCTGGGCCTGGGGTGCTACGCGGGTGATGAATTGATCCATGTTCTCGCCAGGGTTGCTGGTCAGGGTCATCAGGATCAGGGTGGCAGTAGTAGCAAGCATGTCAGTTCTCCAGTTTGGGTTGGTGTTGCTTCAGTGGGGTTAGATTAGGACAGAGGATGGCCGCTGTCAACAGCCAAAACAAAAATTTTTATTAACGCGTTCATGGAGGTTTTAAGAATGGCAATTGTTAACATCGACTTAGATACACCTCGTCCAGATGGAAAACCTGGGGACGACGCCCGTGTGGCATTTGGAAAGGTGAACGGGAACTTCGCGGACGTCCAATCCCAGATCACTGCCGAAGTGTCTGCTAGGCAGTCGGCGATATCTGCTGTGCAGACCACCGTGGCAGCAAAGGCATCATCCTCTGATCTAGCGGCAGAGATTTCGGCACGGCAGAGTGCGGACAACGCTATCTCCGCTACGGTCACAGCTCAAGGACAGGCCATCAACCAGCGTGCGCTTAGCACAGATTTGACGGCAGAGGCAACAGCAAGGCAGGCCGCAGACGCGTCAATACAGGCGACACTACAGGCCGCAGACGCGTCAATACAGGCGACACTACAGGCCGCAGACGCGTCAATACAGGCGACACTACAGGCCGCAGACACTGCTCTAGGCGCACGAATTGACGATGTGCTGAGCATGGTGGGTCGGAACAGGCTGCTCAACCCAGGATTTACTCGGGCGTCTCGTGGCCCAGGTGGCACCTTCAGCAATTTTACGACTGAGTTCTACACTGCCGATCAGTGGGTTATAAGTGGTGTTAGTATGTCCGGAAGCTGGGGAAGAAATCAACTAAACGGTGCAAGCAATACATTGGCAGCAGGCCGCAACTACTTTGCCGTGAATATCACTTCCGCCAACTTGGCATCTGTAGGACAAAAAATTGAAGGTGTGCACACTCTCGCGGGCAGCAAGGCAACGCTTAGTGTATGGCTGCGCTCTACCGTGGCAGGCAAGAGATTAGGTTTCAGAATCTACCAATCCTTCGGCACAGGTGGTAGCCCTTCTGCGGCTGTTTCGACGATTATCACACCAACGCCCCTTACGTTGTCCACGACCTGGCAAAAGTATACGCTAACATTTGATGTGCCTTCCGTATCGGGTAAGACCATTGGAACAAACAACAATGACCACCTGTACGTGGTGTTTGACATTACAAATACCGATAGCTATGGCGGTGCATTATCTGGCCAGACTGGTCAAATTGAGTTAGCATATCCGCAGCTGGAAAAGGGATCTGTTGCGACCGAGTTTGAGTTCCGCGCACCCGGCGTAGAGAAGGCACTGTGCGAGTGGTATTTAAAGGCTGGGGTTGTTGCTTTGCGTGGAAACGGGACAGGGAGTGCTGGTGCAGGTACATTTATTTCGCACGAGATGCGTGCAGCACCTGCGATCACATTTGCTAACACAATCTACTATTACAACTGCTCTGGTATCAACTACGCATCGTATCCCACTGGCGTGGAGGTGTTGGTTAATGCTACAGGGACTTTTGCATTTTATTCGACATACATTATGTCGGCGGAGCTATAATTATGCGTATGTATATGCAGGTGAGTGTCTATGGGTGGTACGTGGATCCAGACCGCATTATCCAGGTTAAAGATGATGCAGGTAATGATATGTTTTTCGGTTTCGAGCGTGAACACGAAAGGTACTGGGGCGAGTATTCTAAGTGGCTGGCAAAAGGTAATAAGCCTCTGCCGCCAAATGATATGGGGATGTATCCTGCTGAGGATAATTGAGATACAAGGGGGACGAAATGTCAAATAGAGATGTACAAGACGTAGCCGTAGTTGGTAGCCTAGGTGCAGGCAGTATCTACATGAACTTTATCAGCACCTATGGTTCGGTTCTGATCACGTCTCTTGCTATTCTGGTCGCGGGAATTACTCTCGTGCTCCGGGTGCAGGAGTTCATTTACAAATACCGCAAGGAACAGAAGAGGATTAAAAATGAGCGAATCCGCGAAGCAGCAGCAGGACTGGGCATGGAAGATAATAGCTCTCGGAGGCTTAGGGCTGTCAGCGGCGGGGGTGGTGGCGATCAGCAGCCATGAGGGTCTCAGGTATGCAGCTTATCCTGACCCTGCAACACATGCTGCTCCGTGGACAATCTGCTATGGGCACACTGGCCCGGAAGTCAAGCCAGGTCTGGTAGCAACACAGAGTCAATGCGATAAGTGGCTTGCAGAGGATCTGCGGAAGGCTGAGCAGCAGGTGCGGAGTGTTGTCAAGGTCAGGATCACGCAGGGCGAGCTGGATGCCTACACAAGCTTTGTCTACAATGCCGGTATTGGTAACTTCAGGAGCAGCACTATGCTGAAGCTGATTAACCAGGGTAAGCGCAAGGAGGCGTGCGATCAGTTCCCACGTTGGTCATATGCCAACAAGATCAAGCTTGAGGGATTGGCTAAACGCCGTTATGAAGAACGGGCTATGTGCCTTAAAGGGGGTAAATATGTCAATGCTGCTATTATGGCGACGCGTTGAATTGGTTGTTGGTCTGGCACTGCTGCTGACTGTAGCTGTCCTGGCGGTGCAGGTTACACTTGCCCGCCGGCACGCAGCAAAGGTGCAGGAGCAGGTTTACACAGTAACTGCTGATCTTACCGCAGAGAGAGCCCATTCGAGAGAGGTTGAAAATATTAACAAACAGAGGAGGTCAAAAGATGCAGCAGTATCTACAGCATTGGAAAGTAATCAGGAATGGGCTGATGATGTGCTGCCTGATGACATTTCTGCCCAGTTGCAGCTCCCTTCTGGCACCACCAGAGCAGTTCCTCCGCCCCTGTGAGGTAACATACCTGCCGAAGGGCAAAGCCACACAGGCAGATCTGGTGCGGTTGGCGGTGGACCGGGAGTTCGATGTACGGAAATGCAATGCAGACAAGATTGCAATAAAGTCTTGGTACGAGGGCTATTGTAAAGCCAAGGGCTGCAAAGTTAAGTACGGAAGTGATGCGAAATGAAATAGGGGACCTATTGCCTTTAATGGCAGGGTCCCCTTTTTTTCACTTCTTGTAACGCTTGGGCCCTTCCTTTGAGGCAGGTAGGAACCCAACCTTACCGAAGTATTGGTTGATAATCGTCCCTGCCTCGATCCAATTGCTATAAGCCCTACCGCTAGAGGATAGCGGGAGAGGGTCATTGCACAGCGCCAAAATCTTGTAAATCTCATCAGGTTTCATGTCCGACCTCATCTGCGTCAATTTTGTCATAGCGGATGCCCTTAAATCTGGGCTCCCGTAGCAGGCCATGGGCACTCAAGGACATTGCTTCAATCTCAACGATGTCGTTTGGTTTCGGCAACTCTTCAGGGTTGTGCGGTACGCCGCTGCCCAATGTCTGAGTCTTGCCATTGCCCAGGCTGACAATCACCTTGTACACGGTGCGTCCGGTCTTTTCTCCTACCGCCGTCTCAATTCCTACAACTCGCAGATCCAGGGTAAGTGTCGGCTTGATCTTGACGATCTCTCCATCAGTTCCGTTGCTGCCCTTGATCCATTTGCCATCAGGCTTTCTAAAGATTAAACCATCGTAGCCATCCGTTACCATCACCTTAACAACCTCATCGATGCTGCTGTACCCAGCACAAGTCAGGGCAGGCGCAAGGCGCAGAGGTCCACCCAGGCCTACAGAACCAAGAGCAGCTGGCAGGAAGTCATGCCGCTCTGCAAATCCAATATCGCTGTATCCCTGCTGCCACTCGTGAAGGGTGACATGGTCGAATATGACAAATAAAGCATCTGGGTATTGACTGCCATCCTTCCTGCGGAACCAGCCGCTGATCTCATTCTGGGGCACACCGTGGAGCCAGTACTCACCTAGGTAGATCCCGTGTGGGAGGCTGGCCAGTGCATCCTCAATGTGCTTGGCAGACACAACAGATTCGCCAGTGCGAGAAAGCAGCTGAACGCCTTCCGGGCCATTGATGGCCACCATGTTGCAGCCATCGAACTTGGCATTTAGGATGTACTCGCCCAGCAGCTGCTGTTCTGTTGGGCGCTTGGCCTTCTTGATCTTGTCAAGTTCACACGCTCTGTGGATCAAATAACTCATTTTACTGTTCTCTCAGTTGGTTGAAAAGTATGGTACTGCTGTTTTGCTGCTGCACGTGCGGCGGCTGCCTCTGCCAGGGTGTGGAATAGACCCAGGTTGATCTGCTTGCCATTGACCTTGATCCGTGCCCGCCATTTCCCTGCCTGCTTATGCCAGCCCACACCCTGAACGCCAGAGGTGTTGTCAGACCTCTTGCCTGCATTCTGCTGATTCTCGGCATTGCTGCATTCCCGAAGGTTGTCAATCCTGTTGTCGTCCTTCTGGCCGTTGATGTGATCAATTTGCTTGCTAGGCCACGACCCTGTATGCAGCAGCCACGCCAGGCGATGGGCTAGGTACTTCTTGCCATGCACACGCACCTGTAGGTGGCCGTCGCTGTTGGGGTACCCAGCAACACTGCCTGCCTTGGCAGTATTGCCACGCCAAACCTTCCGCGTAAGGGTCCCAGTCTGGGAATCATACGCCAGCAGCGCATCCACATCCTCAAAAGTCAAATTCGTCATCATTCGCCCCAATGCCGCCAATCAATTCCAAATATTCCTCGTCCTCAGTGCCGGTACCCAGCAGCCGATCAATCCAGGCCTCCTGGCCACGCTGGCTGAGGCTAGCAAAGTCGACGCCATGCGCAGCGCTGTAGTTCTGAGCCAGGGTCAGGGTGTAGGTCTCGTTGTTCATGTTCTTAACTCCAATTTAGTTAGGTTAGGTTCTTGTGCGGCCAGAAACGAAAAAAAGCCCTCTGGGTTGCTGACCGTGGATCCAGAATAGCACAGGATCAGATTAGGTCAACACCTCAGAGGGCGTTTGTTCAACTACTGTTCAGCTAAAAAAGAAATCTGCTTCCAGGACCTGGTCAAGGTCTAGTGAGCCGGGTTCTGGCCTTGGAAGGTCTACACCAGTGCTGGCCGCAAACTCCGCCAGGACATCATGGCCCGTATACATCTTAACAAACTCATCCCGCAGCACCCTTGCCAGTGTAGCCGCGTGGCAACAGTGTACCGCATATGAGTCGTGAATCATGGCAAAGTCCTTGATGCCCGCCTCTGCACACGCATTGACCGTGGCGGTGAGATGAGCCGCATCCATGCTATGAACGAAGTTCGGCGCAGCCCCTGCTGCATGCTTCTTTGCATCAGGCACATCACCTGGGACATACACTCGGATCTGTGCAGACCCTGCCATCTTGGTTCGTACCTTCTTTACCACTACCTGATTATATACCTGCCAAACTGGGAAACCCGTTGGCGTTGTCCAGCTCAGTGCTGGTGCGCCTTGCTTAATTGCCTGCTTGGCAGCTGTCTGTAGCCAATCCATCCCCTCTCTTGCCTTTACAACGGTCTCGCCGATGGCGGGCCAAATGAATGTGCTAAGCAGCTGTGCTGCCTTATTATGCAAGGCTGCATCAAACTCAGGCGCTTTGCCCTTCCGCAGGTAGTCATCCCGGACAAATCCGGCAGAGCTAAATCTGGTGCTCCCGTATGGCAAAGTCATGGTGCTCCGCTTTGTCACGCTGCGGTTAATGCCATGACTCAACCACTTGTCAATCAGACCGTCTTCGTCCTTCTCAGCCTGTTCGAGCCGCACCTGTGTCCTCTTCGCCACGATGGCATAGATATCACTTGGCAGATCCGCAGGCAGCAGGTTAGTAGCTGCTCCCCCTACCTCATCGCGAAGCATTGCCGAGAAGTGTTGCAGCCCGTTGCAAGTGCCGTCCATATCAGCACTCACCCTGCTGACAAATGCAGGCCCCTGCTCTATAAAGTCCCGGTATTCCAAGCACCACGCAAGGAATTGCAGTGGCTTGCTTGCACCTTTCCAAAATAGCCCAGTAAGCGGGTCCTCAGCGCATGCAATTATCTCATTATGGTTGTCATGGCACCACTGCACACGATCTGCCAGGGAGCACTTGTCAAATCCGTAACGGTTCGCGCCGGTGATCATAAACCAATCAACGGCATGCTGGTCTTTCAGTGGCATTCCTTTTGCAAACTCTAGCAGACACTTTTGCAGGTCAGACCCCTGCGGGTTTATCCCTGACCCCATTGCATACTTGCGCCCGCGGAAGTCACAAAAGTAGACGAAATAGATTGCTGGGTAAGCCAAGAACTTATTGGCAACACTGCTCACCTGCTTGTACCTGTTCCTTGTCTTTCTGTGCTCCTCCTTCAGCCAGCGTGGCGCATCCGCATCTGGCACAGCCACAATCTCATCAATGCTGATCTTGCCGGCTATCTGATCCAGCGCATCCAGCATCCTTGAATTCACCCTCCAGGCGGTCCTCTGCAAAGCATTGATACATGCCAGCTCTTGGCTGAGGTCTGCCGCCTGTAGCGCCCGGTGGTAGTCTCCTTTGCCCTTGATTAAATAGGGCATCAATCTCCGCATCTCTGCCGTGTGCCATCCGCCATTTGAATAACTTGTCCATGGCATTGGCTGCTCAACACATGGCAGGTAGTAGGCCGCCCGCTCAATTGTCTTCGTTGTAATGTCATCAATCAGGCTGTGAGCCTCCTCTGACAATCCCAAGGTGTCATCATTGACCGTTGATACCACGTCACAGACCATAAGTGCCTGCAAGGCTTGTAGTCCTGCAATCTGCACTCTCTCCAAATCCCATAGATCCAATTGCAGCCCATGTAGACCTGCCGCCTCGAGGAATACCTGTAGCCGGTATTTCATCGGACCAAACAAGTTTCGTCCACGGCCACGAGATATCTCGTGGAATAGATCCGGGTCCAGGGTGTCAAAAGTTTCTAGGAGTATCTCGTGGTAAATGGTTGTGCCCAGCTGCTCAACAAACTCGCGGCGGCTTGGCTGCTTTTTCGCAAGCATACTTACCAATGTCTGCCGTATTACAAGGTGTGCCAGGCCATCAGACCTAGCATCGCCATGCACCTGTGCAAGCTCATTTGATACTGCACCAAGGTACTTATTGTACACAGCAGAGGCATAGGGGTTTTGGTCTGCTGCCCCCTGTGCCTCCATCTGTGCAATGCGGGTTGATGCGCGGCCTTTACCAAAGCCGTAGCACTCCAGTTCAAGCTCGCGCTGTGTCAACATATCTTTTGCCCTTGTTAATTGGTAAGTTAGCCTGCTTGTGGTCGCCAAGCCACAATATCATATGGCTGCCCAAGGTACTGCCACGAAAAGCTACTGTCATCTCCTGCTAAGCAGTCTACCTCTAAACCACATGCATACTTTACCCGGATCGCTTCGCCTAATGCAACAGTCCTGCACCCCTTGTTGGCAAACCACCCATCCGCGGTGCTGCTACTCTCCTTGTCCTCAGAAATTGTCCTTTGCTTCCAGGCCATGATATCAACGGGCCGGCTGCGCCAGTGCCAATCACTACTTCTGGTATCGCCGGCGTTGCAGTCTTGCTCCACCCCATTGCGGTACCTAACACGGATGGGCGTGCCTCGGGCAACGGGCATGTAACCCTGGTGTTCTAACCACCCGTCACCGAGATCGGAGCATCCCCTGTCTTCCGCAATTGGCGTATCTTTTTTGGGTTCCTCCGGCAGCTTTGCATTTCGCGCCAATGGTGCACCCGCCTGCTCAAGCTCCTCTTGCAGCAATGCCAGTGCCCGCCATGCCACCTTTGCGCTGTGCCTGATACCGTCCTCTGGGTCGATTGTACCAGAGTCAATCAGGTGCCGGATAATGCAATCTGCATGGTCTGTGCTCTTGCCCCGTGCGTGGTGGAGGGGTTGCCCCGGCGAGTGCTTGTCATTTCCAGCCTTGCTCAGCTTTGCAACTTCGGCCAAAGCCGCAGGGAAGTAATACAGCACACCTTGGGCAAGTGGGATACCCTTACGCTCCGCACTGTCCGTGGGCAGGTGCATATCGCTCATTTCGACAAACTCCTCTCAGTGATCTTGTTAAATACGCGGCGCAGAACATAGCCACGTGCAATGCTGATTGCAGTGAAAATAATGCCCATGTGGAATGCAGTTGTGCCACTAATTGGCATACCAAACATAGGCAGGATTACCATATTAGCACACCAGTTGATACTAAATCCGACCAGTGTGTTTGTTACAGTCTCAAATGCAGACCCCTTCTTAGTCTGAGATACTACTACTACTTGAGCTGTGTTAGCTGCTTGCACAATCAATCCTCAGTTAACCAGAACATGCTGGGTGTCGTGAACCTTGGTGCGCCCACGAGACCACGCACCACACTCATTGCACTTGTACCTATTGTACACACTGACCTGCGTGTGCCGCAAGCCCCGCTGCTGAACGTTATCTGAACCGCAGTTAGGGCAGCTGTGCCCATCGTGGCTATCATGGAAGACACCAAGATTCTGTGCGCCCTGGAACCAGCCCCGCAACTCAGAGTACATGCTCTCCATGGCCAGTACATCTACAACATTATACTTTTTCATCTCTTCCCACGCTGCAAGGTTCCCCCGCTGGCATTCCCGCCAGAGCGCCTTACCCGCGAACTTGCCATGGTCCAGCTTGCGGAGGCCGTCATCGCCGAAGTGTGTGCTCAGGTACGCAAGCTTGTGGCTGGTGTGTGCAAAGCACTTACGTGACTCAATCAAAGTATCAACAATACGTGTATCCGGGATGGGTGGCAGCTTGTTCATCGAGAGGCGCGCACGGATCTTGCGTATGTCGAACTTTTTACCGTTGTGGGCCACTGCCACATCTGCCTCCGTCAACACCTTGGCAAGGCCTGTGCAGAGGCGCTTGTCCTTAGTTGGGTTGCTCTGCTCACGCAAATCATCATACAACACCGTGTTCACGCCGTGCCACTTTGCACAGTAGCTGAGGATGTTCCAGTCTTGAACAATGTCATCGAACGCGATGAACTGTTTACCAATGCCCCACGCCTGCACCAGCATCATTGATGTCTCAATGTCAATGTGCAGGATCTTTGGACCAGACACAGGCGCCAAGGACACAAAGTCCTTCACATTGGATGTCACTACAGTTTTAGTCTTCTTCACGTTTTTTCCTTCTGTTGGCGGCCTTTCGGGCCCGTGTGTTGCGGAGGATACGTTTTTCCTCAGCTGTCTTGTGTGACGGATGTAGCAGATTCGTTACGTTGTCCTCATGCGTCCTTAGGTAACCAGCAAGACCTGCACAAAATTGGATCAGCCTTGCAAACACCCCATACCTCTTTGCATTGTTCTCAACAAGCCCAAGGACTGAGTTGCAGCCCCGGTGTAGCACACCTCTAATAGCGCCTGTGCTGTGGTTGTGGTCTAGGCACGCATCTAGTGGTGCCTTGTCGCCTAGCAGTCCCTGGCAGATGGCACACCTGCCGCCCTGTAGCTCCGAGATGGCCTGTCTGACCACTGCAATCTCCTTTGCGCTTATCCTCCGCGGCTCTTCCATAATCACACCCTCCCAATCTTTTGTGATAGCCGGGCAACCATCTGTTCTGCCGCCTGACGAACCTCTGCTGGATAGTCTGCAATCTTCAGGAAATCCGTTGGCGACGCAACACTGTCTGTGCGCATCCACAGCAGTGACGCTTGCTCAACAAAGTGCGGCGCCCACAACTCTTTCATCCGCTGCTTGTACAGCGCTACAACAGCAGCCATTGCATCCTGATTTGCGGATGTACCATGCAATGTCTTTTCAGCGGCCACTTCACCGCAGCCCGGTAGGCCCACAATGTTGTCTGCCTGATCGCCCATGATCATTTGCAGCCAGAAAAATTTGTGCCCATATTGCTTACCTGCAAACATCTGATCATAGGTGCCAGGCTTTATCTCAACAACCTGCAATGTGCGCCACACAACATGCACGCCGGCAAACATCCTGAAATCTTTGTCGGCTGACATTACTGCACCCGGCCTGCCCAGTGTGTAGGCTGCCTCAGTGCAGTACGCAATACCGTCGTCCGCCTCCCGATCTGTCCAGATTTTGACTTTGAACAAAGGACCATCATACCCCTCAAGCCACTCCCGAAGATGCTCCCAGTTTGCAGGCTTTTGGCCCGACTTTCGCTGTCCTTGGTAAGGCTTTGAAGTTTGGCTGCACGCAGCAATTACAAACCTATGGCCCTTTGTGCAGTTACTTGCCGACAGGTGCACAATAGCCCTATCTGCACCGGCTGCCTGCATGCCACGCTTGATCATATCTACAGAAGCCCTCTTTGCCTCTGATGGAGATGTGTCATCATTGCCAGAGCAGTAGTATGCAAGATAGTCGCCGTCCACATGCAGAGGCATGCCAGCAACTATAGGCCTATCTTGTGTAAGAGGCATTGGGTTAAGACGTGCCTGGGCCTCAATCCAGGCACGCTGTTTGTCAGTGAGCATATTAGTCCATTGTTAGATCAGATCCAAATCTGGTTCGTCGCCAGCAACCGCCTTGCTTGTCAAAGCCTTGTCCAAAGATTTTTCCAGGTCCTTGCCTGCTGCGCCCTTGTCAACCAGGGCAGCAATCGGACAAGTGTGCCAATCCGTTGCAGACTTGATCAACTCTTGCAGCACATTCTTGCTGCGTGTGCCCTCACCTGACTCATCAGAGTAAGTGCCTGGGATGTAGATGCTTTCCCACATCTCCATATCCGCCGTGTCCCAAAGAAATAATTTCAGCTCAGTCAAAGGCTCAGGCACTTCCACGGGCACAAAGTCTCCATCATCCGTCTCACGCTCAGCAGCACGGATATTCACTAGCTGTGCATAGACATTGCCACTCTTGCTGGTCTTGTGCTCCACGTCGCCAAGAAATGCTGCACCAAGGAATTCTGCCATGGTCGTTGCAGTGCCGCCATGCGCCTTGCGGAGCATCATAAACGTCTTGTAGTAGTTAGACTTTTCGTTGAGACCGTAGTTCAGCTTCAGAGTGATGCGGTGTGGAATAAGCTCGCCGTTGACCTGCTTTGGCTCCCACTTTTTGCCCGACAGCTCAAATACCAGCTGTACCTTCTTGTTGCTCTTCCCGGCATACTCACCAGTTGTTTCGACATGGGTGCCAACTTCAAAGTATCCAACAAGTCGCAGACGTACACCACGACCTGCCTCCGGTGGCTTGTATCCGCCACCCTTTGCAGGCTTGGACATATCCGGACCGACGGCCTTAGCCTTTGCAATCTTTTCCGCCAGCTTGCTTGCAAAATCGCTCATTATTATTTCTCCTCTTTGTTGAATGTTTTGTTGATCTGTTTGCGGTACTCTGGTACTAACTCTTTCCACCCAGAAGGGCCAGAACCTTCATCAGCCATGCTTGGGCCAATGCTAGTCTCTGACGGCACATCAATATGTAGCTTCCAGGCGAACTGTGACTCTATATATCTGCTGGCCTCCTCCATGCATGCATGCAAAAGTGCCATGCTCTCCTTTGCAACCTCTGGTGCTGAGTCAATGTATGCAGCGTCGTGCACTGTGTTAACAATCAGAGACCGACCACCAAAGTTACCCCGTGCATACCACTGCTGCACAATAAGTGCCATTGCTGCCTTCATCCACTCGCCGCCGGTTCCCTGGACAGGATAATTTTTAGTCGTCGTAGAACTGAAAGTAAGCTGCACACCCTCACGCTCCCACAACCACTTAGGGGCCTGAGTCTGGTACATAGTGTACCTCTTACCATCTGGCGTCCGAAAGTAGGACTTACCAAGGTTGAGAGACACACCCGCCTCATAGCTTGATGTAATGTACATCTTGCTGGGTACGAGGTTTCGCTCTAGCTCCTTCATCGTGCGTTTGTTGTACTCAGGGATACCTGGGTACATCTCATCCTCAATCCTAATCATCTCCTTTACTTCATCAACTGTCATCCCTGTAGCAGCCGCAATTGCAGCTGCACCTGCGCCGTAGGCGCGTTGGAAGCTAAATCCCTTAGCCTTGCTCCTTTTAGAGTTCCAAACAATGTACTCTATGTGCTTTTTGTCCTTGGCTCGCTCAAACACATAATCATAGCTAACACCTTCTTTCTGCGCAAGTCGTTTGCAGTGCATATCTAGCCCTGCGCGAAGATCTGCTATTAGAGCACTGTCGCCACTAAGGTTTCCCTGTACATAGATTTCTAGTGCGGTGAAGTCAGACTGTACAATAAAGCCGCCTGGGAAACGACTTACAAAGAGTGTCTTTACCTCTGACTTATCTCCCTTTGGCAGGTTCTGTAGATTTGGAAGCGCACTGGAAAGCCTCCCGGTCACGGTATTAACCATCTGCAACTGATGGTGCACAATCCCATCCTTACCAACCAAAGACAACATGCCCTTAGTCTCGCCTGTCTCTGGGTCCACAGTGTAATAGTACGTCCCAAGGTCCTTGGTGATCCGTGCCTGTGCTGCGTATTGCTGCACAAACTCTGGCGCATCCTCCCAGCTTGCAAGGGCCTGCGTCACCTCCTCGCCCGTCTTGTATTGCCCTGGCACAGAGCCCTGCCACTCAGCTAGCGGCTGAACAAATCCCGGAAAAATGTACTCCCGCTCAACCACAGACATCTTGGGTTTACTCAGGTCTGGCACCTTGACCTTCTTGGTCTTTGGCAGGCCCTTCTGCTTGCCACCTGCATACCTGTCAATCTGGTAATACAGCTCCGACCCATCAACAACCTTTGCTGGGTCCACTAAGTCCCCATCCTTTGTGATGTACATTGTCACATCTTGCTTTGCAAAAAGCAGCTCCCCTGCCTCATCTCGTGATTGCTCGCGGGACTTGTATTTGACACTGCCGCCAAACAGCAAGGCAGAACGCTGCTTAGGACTTGCCCAGTTGAACTCAAATGGTAGGTCCTCTGGCAACCCCTTGTTGACCTGCTCAGAGAGGTGCATCAGCTTAGCCAACAGCTGCTGGCGTATCTCCTCGCCCTTTGCCACATCAACAAACATCCCGTTAAGCTCGGCCTCAACAGTGTAGAGCAGGGCAGCGTTATTGAGTGTGATTGATGCAATCTGCCCACGCTCCTTTGCAAGTTTGAGCTGCCCCTTAAATATGTTTGCTGTGTTACCAATATCTCCCAAGTTGTCTTCGCCGGTGCCCAGTAGGTAATCCATCAACATGTCAGGGTCGATTTCACCCGTATCTATGCCATTTTCCCAGCATGATTTTACTGCATGGTCTTTGCAGCTGCCACCATACAGTGGTGCTACGTCGTCCATGCTGGCAATCTGCCACTCTTGTGCCATGCCTTGCAGAAGATACTCTGCCAACTGGCAATCCCATACCTTGCCGCCCTCTACCACCCATTGCATCCAGGCAGTGTGGTTTGCCTTGTCCCGCAAGGCGTATAGCAGGTCGAACTTGATGTTGAACCCAACCAACACCCGGCAGTTGTTGAGAATAACACGGAACCAGTCTTCCGGGATACCGTGCACCGCCTTGTGATATCCCTTGCTCTCCTGCCAAGATCTGCCAAAGCCTACAGCCCAGATGTCATTCTGGACATCAAATGGCGATGCCTTGCGTTTATGCAGCGTCTTTGTACCTGTCTCGAGGTCCCATGCCAACCAGCCGCGCTGGCTCATTGGCAGTGGCGTACCTGTGTTAAGTTCAAGGGTCATATAGCTTTGCTGCCTCTTCAAGTGTCATCACCCGGCAGATGTCTGGTGCAAAGTAACATTCTGCATTCGGATTCATCCGCCGACCCTCTAGCCTCAGCTTGTTCTTCGGGATTCCCAAGAAGCGTGAGTTAGGCTTGTCCTTTGTGCTGCCCCACATGACGATAGCTTCACAGGCACCCGCCTTGGCTGTCTTGCTGTCCTTGAGCATCGACATGTCGGGCGCTGCCAAGCCCTCACCCGCTGCGCTGATCTGCGACGTGTTGATGGCTGCATATCCCTCAATACTAGCATAGTCTCGCACCCAGCGGTATAGCTCCTCTAGCACCTCATCCGTGCGTTCGCCGCCGTTGATCTTGCTGCCGGTAAATTTAACATTGTCCAGCATGTCAAACACAACCAGGCCAGCATTGTGCTTGCGGATAAGCTTAAGAATGTCTGTTGTGCTGTACTGATGCACTGACAGCACCAAAGCCCTGTCAAACAAATCTTTTCCACCAAGTGCCCGGTGCAGGGCCGTTTCTAGCACTCCTTGCTCGTGCATGTCAAGCATCTGAGAGTATGTGATTCCCAGCGCAGCCTGGTACAGCCGGCGCCGGATGTTCCTCGTGTCGCCCTCATTGTTCAGCCAGAGGAACGACTTTTTCTCGCCTGGAAAGACCTGATCCAGTTGCGGGATCATCTGCGAGACCTCGCTGGCGACGGAACTGGTCTTCCCCTGATCGGGTCGTGCAGCCCAGATGATGCTGTCTCCTGGCCGTAGAGGTCTCATGCTGTCCTGCAAGTGCCTCAACCTCCAATGAAACCCAGCATCTGCCTCCTCCCGCCCGAACAGATCATCCAGGCCCGATGACTCAACCGGATCTGCCTCCACCTTGGTCATACGGCCCTTATATTTTTCTGTTGCAGCTGCAATTAGCTGGTCAAGGTCCTGGGTATTGCTCTCACTATTCCAAGCCTCAATCGCCTTTAGTGTGTCGAGGGACAGTGCCTGCTGCAAGTAAACATTCGCCAGCGTGCCTGCCAGGATTTGGTCTACAGGACCGCCAAGGCCTTTCACAAGCGCCCCAATTAACACTTTGGTATCGTTGTCTTTGTTGGCCAGTACGGTCATGTCCAGCCAGGTCTGCCAGGCATCCAGGTCTGTGATGCCCTGCGCCTCTGGGTGTTCGCGGTAGAAGCGGTGCTGTGCCTTCCAGATCAGGAGGCTGTACTGGTCAAGAGACTCAGAAGGCACCACTTCAAACAAATTCGTATGCTGCTGGCGCTGGAGACCCAGGCGGAGCAGCGATGTTGTATGTTCGGTCAATTTACCACCTCGTCAATTATTTTGCGGATCTGGTGCCGATTATAGCATTTTGGATCGTGGTCTGTCAACACGTTGTAGCACGTCAGGCCATATGCGCGCAACTGCTTCACAATGGCCTGTGCTGCCACCTGGCCTGGGTTCTCACCTGAGCTGTGGCCAGTGTCGTTGTCGAGCCAGACGATCACCGGCTTCCCAAGCTCAAGCAGCCTGGCTGCGTGCCTGGCGTGGAGCTTTGTCCCTAGCAGCGACCAGGCTTCAGAGACTAGGCTGACCTTGTATGCCGAGATGGCATCTTCAGTCAACACAATGTGTCTGCCACGTCCTTTACCATATTGCATAACCAGGCCACGCTTGTCAAGTGGCGGACCTAGCCACTTGGGTTTTAGTGTTTCGGACCTGGCTTGCCAGTAAGCCAGCCTACCATCCTCGCTGTACAGTGGCAATACAATCCGGTCAAGCTTCTTTGAATAGTAAAGACCCAACTCTCTAATTCGTGGGGTGTGCAGGCCATACTTGTAGCACCAGAAGGCCAGCTCCTTAGGCCACTCCGACGGATCTCTACTTGTACACTCAGGCAATTCCGCCGTCACATTCTGCTGTGCATCTGCTGCTGTCAAGCGGCGGAGCATCTCCTCTGGCGACTCGCTAGCCTTCTGTGACCCGTACGCGCCACATCTATGGCAGTACGCTGATAGATCATTTCCCTCACGGTACAATCCTAGTGTTCCTGCCGAGCCAGATCCACAGTCTGCATGCCTGCCGGTTGCACGATTTCGGCCACCGACAAGCAAGGATTGCGCCTGCGGCAGCCACTCCTCGTCTGTCATTCTGGTGGCCATGTTCGTCACTCCAAGCAGTTCTGATTTGAAGATGATAGCTCTGACTTTGTTAATCGCACATAAACGGTATCGCCAGCAACAATCACAGCGCCCTTGTGGTAAATGCCGGTGACTGCCCGTGTGAACAGGCGATCCATGTCTCCGAATTCGGGATGTCCAATAACACCTGAGAGGATGGCACACTGACCTAGCATCGGCTCAAACACTGCCCTCTGAAAGCGGACTACGTTCATTTTCTATCCTCTGGTTGGAACATGTGGTATTTCCGCTTAGCTGCTGAACGTGCGGTGGCTGCCTCTTCAATAGTATCAAAGTACCCTAAGTGGATGTGCTTGCCATTCAGCTTTATAAGTGCCTGCCATTTCCCTGACCGCTTGTACCAACTCACACCAGTCACGCCAGAGGTGTTATTACTTTGCTTGCCACGATTCTGGGAATTCTCTGCATTGCTGCACTCACGCAGATTCTCAATACGGTTGTCATCCCGCACCCTGTTGATGTGGTCCAACTGCTGGATAGGCCAGCTACCTGTGTGAAGAAGCCAGGCCAGTCTATGGACTAGGTAGTGCTTGCTATGCACCATCACCTGCAAGTGACCATTGCTGTTGGGGCGACCAGCAACACTGCCCGCCTTTACATTGCTCCGTGAAACCTTCCACGTCAAAACACCAGTCTCCGTATCATACGCCAGCAGTTTATCCACATCTTCAAACGTCAGATCCGTCACTCGCATCTCCTTCTAGTAGTTGGTCATATAATGCCTCAAGCTCGCGCTGTGCGCGAACCTCCGCAAGCTCTTCGCTGCTGGTAACGTATGCCGTGGCTTCCCCTGCGGGTGCAGCGTACCGTTTACCATAGATCTTGTTCATAGACTCTCTCTCCCTCTTAATCAAAAATCTCGCCTAGCAGCTTGCCATCTCTGAGATGGTACGCAGTGTAGGGCAGCACACCCTCTCTGCCAACGATGCCAGACCAAGTATGCACGATGCTACCTGAATCAGACCTTTCTACAAGAAAAAGTGCCGCACCATCACTGCCGCTGACCTCACCGTTATCGCCAGTGGCAATTGCCACACCTGCCGGCCCATGCGCGTATGCAGCCGAACACTTCCCCGTTGCAATGGCAGTACCGCCAGCAGCTGGTTCCGACTGTGCCGTGGCACCATCACCAGTAGCTACTGCCACGCAGCCTTGTTTGTATCCCTTGGAACTACCCCTGTCGCCAGTGCTGACAGCCACTGAGCCATGTGCCAGAGCCTTTGCAATAGACCCAACACCAAGAGCAGCAGCCACGCCATCATCAAACGGTGTGGACACCACCTGCTGTGTTCCGATGTCCGGCAGTGGGTTTCTTGCCTGCATCAGCGCGGAACGCAGCTCATGCACCAGATTCCGCAGCTGAACATTTGATTCGGCTTCCTCTGCCAGCAACTCTTCCGACATCCAAGCCTGGTTGATTTTGCCAACAGCAGCTGACACAGCTGATGCCTCTTTTTGGAAACCTAGCTCCAGCAGCAGCTCCGCTGATTTGGTAAGCTCGTCTTGCATCGTCATTGTCAATCTCCAAGTGAAATCCGAATGGGCCCGATCCACAGCACGCGCTGGCGGCGCAGCAAGAGTACGGTAAACCACTCCCGCGGAAGTGTGCCAGCACAAAATTTAATCTTCATAACTGTCTCCCAATAATTTGATGGTTGCACGGGTTTCGTGCTGAACATGGAATGAGCAGCCATAGCCATAGTGGCGTTCTTGCTTAGGGCTGCTGCGGAAGTTGGCATATGCCAATGCTGCTTTGCGGTTCGGGAAGCGCCCACTTGCGTAATCCATTCCAAAGTCCCGGCCACCGCCTACTGCATGATACGACGGGATCTCATCATCAGAAGGGATGGCGATTACAACCCATCCGCCAGTGTGGCTCAGGAACGCATCCGCTACAGCATCCCACAGCTGCCGAACCTTGTAAAGGAGCGGGCTCATCGGCTGACAACCTTGGTCAGGTCCTTGATGCCGCCGTTCCGCTTGATGAACGAACTGACTTCCGCGACGAACTCGGGATCGCTGTTGTAGTCTTCTCGGCTGAATTCTTCCTCAGCAACGTTCCACCCGCGGCTATCTTCAACTTTTACAACAAGCTTGCTGCCATCCTGCAAGCCGAAGGCGTTTACAAAACCCGGAATCTGGCTGAATTCGTTCATTTCAATAATCTCTCATTGGTTGGTGGTTGTGTTGCTTGTGTGGTGTAAAGAATCTCACAGTTTGGCATGTTTGTCAATAGCCAGCAGCAAGAAAATTGTGAATGTGTTTACTTTCTAGGGGCAGGCCAGAGCAGGATGACCAAAGCTGCAATGACAAAACCAATGACCAAACTGCGAATTCCCGTACTGGCAAGTTCTGTAAAGTAGTTGATGATGATATCTACGATGGTCATATTGTCTCCTTTATTTGATTGAAGTTGATGCAACATACATCTGAGTGCCGGTTTTCGGGAACATGATAAGACTCACATATTTCCCCTTTTCCTGATATAGGACAACTGGCTCAGCTGCTCGCTGAACACATTCATGTTCAAGAACAAACTTCTCAGCCTTGCTAGGTTTCTCAAGAACCTCTAGAACATAGTCAGGTGCAATGCATGCAACACTGCCGAAGTATCGAGCAGTCTTCGTGCCCGGTCTGGCTGAATATGTAGCGGTGTTCTCATTTACAACAGCAGCATGCACCTGCTTGGGCTCCTCTGCTCCGGGCACTGATGTTAAATATGCGACAAAAATTGTACATGTGTACAGGCACGCTATCTTTGTTAGGGTAAGTTGCATTGCACCTCTCCTCTCTGTTGCCGACATTCTCCCAGGCATCCATTGCCATTGTCAAGTGATCTGAGTCACATTTCTTGAAGAAAGTTCATCGCTGATGACTTTGATGTGGTGATTCAAAAGGTCAGCCCGCATCCGACCATATTCTGTCGCCAAGTCCCAAAAAGACCCATCGTACAGATGGCCGTGAAAAACACGTTCGTAAATTTTCTCTTCCGGCAAAAGGTTTGACTCTCCGGGTGAAAAATCCACGGGAGCTGGGACAGGGCAGGTCGGGTCTCCGCTGTAGAAGGGCCAAGTCTTCGCAACCTTGCGAAGAATGGCCTTAACTTCACGGTGGTGGTCCGGTGATTGCCCATGATCGAACATCTCAGACCTAACGTGATTGCAGATTGTTTGGCACTGATCCTCGGCAGTCATGCCAGCATCCAGCTTTTCCCTGATGGCGGTGAGGGCCATCAGTGCCAGCTGAAGAACTCTGTCGTCATGGGCCTGCAATTGATTCATATCACTCCTCCTCCCAGTGCTCGGTGAGAGCTTTAGCAATTTTAATAGCTTCCAGGGCCTTCTCAATCGACAGGTAATAACCGACATGCTGGAGCTTGCCTCCAATTTTCACACGGACTCTCCAGCGGTTCTTTTCGCGGGTTAAGTAGGTACGCATCGCTCATCTCCTCTGTTTGAATGTTTTGACCGGACCGCTGCTGTAAAGATCCAGCTGGCATGCAACCGTAACAGCCTTCTTTGCGTCCAGACCCAAATGCAAGCATGTCAATGCATATGGTGCACCGGAACCAATAGCGTCGCCTGGGTACATCTTATTCCACTCTCCATCGGATGTATACCAGCAACCTGAACGGTCAAGACGCACAAATTGTGCGCGTTCCTGCCCATCTTGGTCGCGGAGGACAGCTGGCGGTTCACCATCAAGGAAGTCTTGAACGGCATCGTCCAACAGATCGATTTCACCTGCAACCACAATCACACCGCCGCCAGGCAGCCGCCTGAACTTTTTCATCTTGCCCTTAATATTGCCTGCCGTTACTTGGCTGTCGCACGCCAATGAGGTACCATCGAACGCAATCGTCGTCACCGCCCTTCTCCTATAAGTTGTTGATTGTATTGGTTAAACTTGGGCGATTCCGACCACTTCGTATTCGAAGTACTCATCCTCCGGCAGACTCTCGATGTAGGAATACGCCTCGTCCTCAGTATCCGCGTACCCGACAATGGTACCATTGTCGGAGCTGTCGAGGTATTGTTTTATGATGTAGATCATGGCTCCTCCTCCTCCTCCCGCAATACCTGAATGTCCAGGCTCTCAGTGGTTGCATACATTTGCCTCAAGAAATCATTTGCCACCAGCAAGGCCGCGGCTTCATCTTGAGCAGGGACAGTAAAATACGCCTCGTACGTAGCACTATAGCTGGCGCGGATTTTAAAGAATCTGGTCATTTTCATCTGTCTCTGTTGGCTGTGAGCTTCTGGAACACCACCTTGGCTGCTGCGCGCGCTGCGATGGCTTCGTCGAACGACTTGAAGTATCCCAGGTGGAGCTCCTTGCCACCCAACTTGATACGTGCACGCCATTTATGATCCTGCGGCCAGAACTTGTTCTTGGCGCCAGTGTTAAAGTCATTCTTGCTCATAAAATTCTCCCGTGTGTGGTTGGTGTGGTCAATATGGCATGCGACATCTCTGTTTGTCAAGCACTATTTTTACAGAGTTCAAAATGCATCTGCAACAGAGCCTCAGCCTGAGCCAGTGTTGCAGGGCCATATCCTCTCATATCGATGCTGTACACAGCTTTAATGCGTTTGAGCTGATCTGCTGGGCGATCCAGTGTCATCAGCTCCAGCAGATCTGGCTGCATTACCTGCAAGCGCAGCCGGAACACCTGAGCCATCTCCCTGACCTCGCCCTCACAACGCTCCGAGAGCGTCTCTGAGGCTGCCTTGTGGCTGAAGGCTATGTTGGTACCAGAAGCGGCTGCGCTGGCCGCACAGAGCGATACAGCGGCAATTAGGGGCATGATTCGCATGTTTAGAACTCCTCAACTGTGAGAGAAACAGCCTCAGGGTTACCAGTGCCAGCAGCCTTTTTCTGGGCCTCTACCTCTTCAAATTTGGCCATGGCCTGATCCTGATCGTCAGCCACAACAACGTAGCTATAGGTCATATTATTGGCACGGATGGCAGTGATCAGAAATTTCATGGTGGCGGACCTCAGTTTGGGTTGGTGTGGTTAGAATAACATGGCTGACGTCCTTGTCAACACCCCGAACAAAGAAAATTATGAATCCGTTTACCTATCAGTTGGGTTGAACGTGTGATGCTGAGCCTTGGCAGCTGCACGTGCCTGGGCGGCTTCGTCAATGGAGTTGAATAGGCCTAGGTTGATCTGCTTGCCATTGACCCAGATCCGTGCATACCATTTCCCCGTCTGTTTATGCCAGCACACGCCCTGGATGCCGGATGTGTTGTCAGACCGCTTACCTTGATTCTGCTGATTCTCGGCCTTGGTACATTCCCGAAGGTTTTCAATCCTGTTGTCATCCCTCTGTCCGTTGATGTGGTCAAGCTGCTTACTGGGCCAAGCACCAGTACTTATTAGCCATGCCAGGCGATGGGCTTTGTATAGCTTGCCATGTACCTTCACATGAATGTAACCCCGGCTGTGTATATGGCCAGCAACACTGCCAACACCCTTGGTCCCATTCCGGGGCACCTTCCACGTCAGCACACCCGTTTCTGGCTCATACGCCAGCAGCTTGTCAGCGTCTTCAAAAGTCAACTCATTGTTTTCACTCATATTTCTCATCTCCAATGTCGTGGCGGATTGCCACGAGTAGGAGTGTGGCACATCTTGGCCCATTTGTCAAGAAGTTCTTGCAACAATTTTATTAACTGGTCAGCAATGCCCACCGCCCGACCATATTGCCCTAAGCACGTGAGTCTTGGCATCAGACAGGGTTGGGCTTTTGGCAACCATGTGAGGAATTTCCTTACAGATGATTCTGTAAACCTGCTCCTGCTCATCCCACGTGGTCAACAGACTCAAAATTCGACCATCAGAAAGTTGCAGCTTAAGTGTGGTGTGCTTGCTCATGTCAATTCTCCTGCCCTTAGGCACGTCAGTTGTATATTTTAAGGCTTGATCTCATCGCTCGGCAGCAGCACTGCTGACAAGATGACGCACAGCAAGCCAAGCCCTACAAAGGCGCACATAACCACTTCTGCAATCGTAAGTACAGTCGACATTTCAATTCTCCTAATGCCTCCTGAGAGGCTCTGTTATGCCCGTATGGGCGTCGGTGGTACGGTGGTAGCTGGTAATGCCTAGGAACGCCGCTGAGGGCGTTACAGGCGGCTTAGCGTAGATTATCCGATAAGACCTGTGGCCAGCAGTGCACCAAGCGTCAGAAGAACCCCGAGTGCCATGCCCAATGCCAGGTCAATGAATCCATCTCTATGGATCTTGGCGGCGAACTCAGTGATCTTCTTGTCAGTGTTGCTATTCATGGTGTGTCTCCGGTGATTGGTTGGTTGTTGTGGCTAGATTAGCATGATTCTGGTGGCTGTCAACAACTTTTTGAAGGATGTTATTAAACGCGTTCATCTTTGTTGGCTAGGGCATACTCTTCCTTCATGGCATGTGCAACAGCCCGTTCAAAGCTTCTGACTTCTTCATAGGGGAAAAGTTTGATGGTGGCTTTCGGCGATGCCAGCAGGTAGACTTCGTAGCGGTTGGCAGCATTGTTGTAGGAGACGCCGTGGGTGCTGTTGGTGAATACCTTGATGTTCATGTGTGTGTGCCTCTGTGTGGTTGGTTTTGCTTCAGTGGGTATAGACTCTCACGACTCTGGCAGGCTGTCAACAACTATTTGCAATATTTAATGAACGAGTTCATAATTCTTTGCTTGACAAGTCGGCAAATATGTGAAATTATGGTCATTGTCTGGGCATGTTTGCCTGGTATTGCACAAATAACTTATTGATTGCACAGGAGATTAATAGTGGCAAAGAAACGGGAAGATATCACTGCGGATGACATCTTGGCAAAGTACAGCTACGACCCGGTTACAGGGGTGTTCACGTATGCAAGGGATGTGGGCAAGAAAAAGGCTGGAGATGTGGTAAATACCACAAGCCCTGGCATGTACATTGTGCTGAGTGTCTGTGGCTATACTGTGCAAGCCCATAGGGCAGCATGGCTGTTGACCCATGGCAAGTGGCCTGATGGACTGATGGATCACATCAATCGCGATAGGCAAGACAATAGGATTGCAAATCTGAGAGAGGCTGACCATAAGCTGAATGCTGAGAACACAGGCAACATTGGCATGGGTAAGTACTTCACTGCTCGAGGCAAGACCTACCTTGTTCATGGAGAGGGAGAGGATAGGTACGTTGTCCAGGATGGGAGGAACGTGTCCCTGAAAGGGCTTCTGGGAGACCGGTTTGGCATGTCTGTTAAGGAGATGCGGCAAATGGAATATGATAGGTACTTGCAGAGTGTAGAGAGAGATAAGGAGATGAATTGGGTGTATGCAAAAAATTGGGATTCCAACAAAGCTGCACAGGTTCAACTTTTTCAGCCAGGAGGTATGATAAAGAAGGTTAGGACTACCAAATATGCAGGTGCGCATCTTGTCGTTTTGAAGATGTACTGGCGGGCCAAGTCTCGCCCAGACTCACCTGTATACCCTACCTACCCCTGGAATGATGATCTATTGCCTGATATCATGAAGGTGGTCGATATGAACCTTGATTGTGATTTCCCCAAGGAGCTAGTGCCCATCAGTGAAAAACTTCAGGCATTGGTTGACAACTGGCATGAAAGATGTTAAACTGGCAGCATCACACTAATAGGAGGTTTTATGGGTGAGTTTGTTTGGGTGGAAGGCCTGTCGGACAAGGCAAGCAAGAAGAGGTACCTACCAAAATTTAGAAGGCAGACCCCTGTCAAGGACAGGGTTCATACTGTTGAGCAGATCCGTGAACTGTTCACGTACGATCCTGAGTCTGGCGATCTGTTTTGGGCGAAGGCCAGGCAGGGTGTTAAGGTTGGCCAGAGGGCAGGGACTCACAAATATCTCAGGGTAAACCTTGGTGTAAGGGTGGTATATGAGCCCCGCTACATCAAGGTCATGGTCCGTGATGTAGAGTACCCAGCACACATTCTTGCGTGGGTGTTGACTCATGGCGTCTGGCCTGTGGAGCTTGTGCATTTGGATGGAAACCCAACTAACAACAGACTCAGCAACCTAGCTGCCAACAACTGTAAGGGTTCTGCTGCCAGAGCTGTCAGGTTGAAGAATACCCATGAGAGAATGCAGAAGGAATTGGATGAGGCATGGGATGCAGCACATGCACACCATGCCAGATACTACAGCAATGAATGATTATCTCAGGCAGTTCCACTATTGGAAGATTCCAAGGCTGCCTGATCTGGTAACTCGCTCAAATAGACCTTTGGTCATTGTTGAGCAAGTATCTCAGGCAGTTCCACTATTGATAGAATTAACCACCAAAGCCTCTGGCTTAGCCAAGCTAAAATCTGGTGTCTGAGGATAGGTCCTCAGCAGTCTGGCCAGCTGTGAATTGGCCACCTAATTCTAGAACCGCATTGTGAGCAGAGCACTAGCAGGCTGCCTGGAGTAATTGCAAACACCCAATGTGAAAGACACACCCGGTAACCTTGATTTGAACCTGAACGGCTCGTTCAGTTTCAGCTCGGCCCACAGTGTACCCGACTGGGTTGCTGGGTTGTGTTTCTTAAACAGCTTTTATAAGCGAAAGCGAAGCTTGAGCGCATGCTCTTTATTATTAATATTTATATTATTAATATTTATATTATTAATATTTATATTATTAATATTTATATTAGTTTCACAATAATACTACCAACAATGTTTCACAAACTAACTGAGATTACACCGTGCCAAAGAAACATAAACTCAAGCAGCTAAAGTCTATCCATGAGCTAACGGATATCCCAACCAGATTGAACCGCATCGACCCGTCAGCCTGGGGCGGAGGCAAGGACACCCGCCCTGCGGAGGTCAGCTACACCAGCAGCCGTTGGCGTAAGCTTAGAGCAGTCTTCCTGCGTGAGCATCCATTGTGCTGCTATTGCGAGGCAGAAGGCAAGACTACTGCTGCCACCGTAGTCGACCACTGCATCCCACACCGTGGAGACGCAGACCTCTTTTGGGACGAGGCAAATTTGCAGCCACTCTGTCAGCACTGCCATAGCAGCAGCAAGCAGAAAGAGGAGCGTGAAGCTGGCCACTATTGAAAGATAGACACAGAAGAGGGCAGGGGTCTTGCAGAAGTCGGCATGATCGCCGAACTTAAGCCGGACAGTCT